AATAAAGTTTAATCACATCCGCAGTAAAAAGTTACAAGATCATTTAGAAGCGTTGCAGAGCAGATGTCACTATTTGGATCTAACATTAGATACAATGCGAGATAAAGTACTTCGCGTAAAACAAATTGCAGACACAGGTGAATTGTTTAAGGATTATAGTAAAATCAATGACGAAGAAAGTGCGGAGATTATTGCGTTCATGGTACAGAACAAAGATAATTTGCGCGAGATGAGTCTTAGAATGGCATTGAAAATTGCAGATCTTAGAACAATCAGTGAAGAGCGCTGGGAATTTCTAGCGAAGAATACCTGTATGAAAACTAGTTTTTAATAGGTTCAGTACGTGTTTATTGCGTTATTACTCCCTATAATAGCCTCCCTAAATAAACACTACTAACAGATATAAAGGTTAATGTTACAATTGTCTTTATATCATTTTGAGCACATAAGCATTACAATTTTTTTTGTCTATGTGCTCACTTTATTTTTATAGAATATAATATATGAAATCAACTACAATAATAGTTAGAGATGAAGTTAACTGCTCGATTAAAGACTTGGATCTTGATACACGTAAACAGCTAGTGCGTGAATTTCAATACGAGATACCCAATGCCCGCTTTATGCCCGCTTATAAATTAGGGAGATGGAATGGCATGGTTTCGTTTTTTAATTTAGGAGGTAGCACATATGTTAATCTATTGCCGGAAATTTTGCCTATACTTATTGATAAAGGTTGGGAAATTGTATTAGATGATAGACGTGAATATCAGACTAGTTTTGAATTAACACAAGTAAATACAAATACATTTGAACATATTAAATGGCCTGATACACACACCGCTGCAGGGCAACCTGTTGTATTGCGTGATTATCAAGTTGAAATCATTAACAATTTCTTAAAAGATCCTCAGTGTTTACAAGAGATAGCTACTGGCGCTGGTAAAACATTAATAACAGCTTCGCTGAGTGAACGAGTTCAAGCTCTCGGTAGAAGCATTGTCATTGTGCCTAATAAGAGCTTAGTAGTCCAGACAGAAGAAGATTATATTAATATGCAACTTGATGTCGGTGTATATTTTGGAGATAGGAAAGAATTCAATAAACAGCATACGATATGCACGTGGCAAAGCCTCAATACTTTAATGAAAAATACAAAGAGCGGTAATGCAACAGTCACTATAGATGAATTCCTGGAAGATGTTATCTGTGTTATAGTTGATGAAGTACATAGTGCGAAAGCAGATGCCCTCAAGACGTTGCTAACTGGACCGATGGCAGTTATTCCTTTGAGATGGGGATTAACTGGAACAATTCCATTAGAACAGTTCGAATTTCAATCATTACATGTAAGTTTAGGTCCAGTCATTAACAAAGTATCTGCTAAAGAATTACAGGATAAAGGCGTACTTGCAAATTGTCATGTGAATGTAGTGCAACTAATAGACCATATAGAACATGCGAATTATCAAAGTGAGTTAAAATATTTACTTACTAATCCCGATCGGTTAGATATTATGGCGAACCTTATTGTCCGTGCAAATAAAACAGGTAATACACTTGTACTAGTTGATCGAGTAGAAGCAGGGAAAGAACTCGTATCTCGACTAGGTGATAATGCTGTGTTTGTCAGTGGATCGACTAAAGGCACAGATAGAAAAGAACATTACGATGAAGTAGCAAAATCTAGTAATAAGATCATCGTTGCGACTTACGGTGTGGCAGCGGTAGGTATTAATATTCCCCGAATATTTAACTTGATGCTTATCGAACCAGGCAAATCATTTGTGCGAGTCATTCAATCAATCGGCAGAGGGGTTCGTAAAGCAGCAGATAAAGACAAAGTGCAAATTTGGGATATTACTAGTACATGTAAATTTGCTAAACGCCATCTAACTAAACGTAAGAAGTTTTATCGTGAAGCAGAATATCCATTTACGATAGAGAAGTTGGACTGGAAATAACACTTAATAAGCTCACTGGACCAAATCTCAAAATAAAGTCTATTATAGTTTTGAATACATGACGTATAGTTATATAATATATTATATATTTAAATAACTAAAAATTATGACATATAATATAAGATCATTATCTTTTAAATTTTATAGAAATCGAAAGTTTTCATTCACGTACTAATGTCTTTATTTTATCAAAGAGCAGCACAGCTAATTGAACACGTAAATAGTGATAGTGTTTTTGTGGAGATAGGCAGTGAACAAGGAGAAGGATCAACTATATTTTTTTCAGAGTTAGCTAAAGCATATGATACTGTGCTCCATACAGTTGATATCTCTGATAAGCCGAAGAAAAGAACCATTGAAAGAATTGGCGATAATGTAAGATGGCATATTAATATAGGCTCAGTATGGGCCGAGGAAGTATTTCCTAAAATAAACAAAAAAATTGCATGCCTGTACTTAGATAATTACGATTATATATGGGACATAGACCAATGCCCCTTACCATTTTATATTGAAGAACAGGTTATAAATTATAAGTTAAAGTATAATATTGAAATGAATAACCAAAATTGCCAATTAGAACACATGCACCAGATGTTATCATTGTATCCTTATATGGATAATAATAGCTTAGTATTATGCGATGATACGTACTTATTGAATGATTGCTGGGTAGGCAAGTCAGGTGGCGTAGTTCTATTTTTGCTAGCAAGTGGATATGAATTACTAGAAGCTAAAGATCATGGAGTTATATTAATTAATAGAAGGGGCCAATAATGAGAATACACACACTTGATAATACATCATATGAATTAAATGAATTACCAGAGAGTATAGGAGACTTACAATTCGCTATATTCGATAATAGTAACCCGAAGGACGCTGACCATTTTTTCATTCCTTTAATATTTTTAGAAAGCTTTACATCACCTGCACTAGTGTTAAGGATAGGAGATAGTATTATTAAAATGCCATTAGAATGGCACTTATTAATAGGAGAAGAAGATACAGGTGACTTAGAAGCAATATCATTGACTAGTATTAATGACCGGGATTTCAAAGCGTTTGAATTTAATAGCTTGAGTGGATATATTGCTAATTTCTTACCCGTAGAGGTAGTCGATGTTTACAATGAAGTTCAATGGTATTGTCCTAAACTTAAGAACGGTCAGTACTTGGCTGTTCCTATTGATACCTCTGATGAACCCAGAGTAATATATTTTATAAAAGATGTATCACGTAATTGTCAAGTAGTAGATTATAGTCAGGCCTGGTAATGGCTTATAAATTAGATATTTTTAAAATGCTCAAAGCGATCGATAATAAAGATTATGATTTTTTTGATACATTATCAGAAGAAGAACTCAAAGGCTTTAGTGCAATATTAGGATTAAAATGGAGTGTGAACGTATCTAGTGGGTCAAATACACAACATTACTATTTGACTTTAATGAATCATTGCGCTAATAAATACTTATTTGATATACATCGACATCCAAAGTTGCAATATTTGACGTTAGTAGCTGCTAGTCCGAATCACGGTAGTTTAAATCGCAAGTGGGTAGGCATTAAGAAGAAGCCTAATAAAAGTAAAGACGATATTATTAAACAATTAAAAATCATATACCCCCAGTATAAAGAAGAAGACATCACATTATTAAGTACTATGATTACTAAAAGAGATTTGACGAAGTATAGAAAAGATAGTGGAAATTAATCGTTTAGTTATAAACGGATGCAGTTATTTAGTTCAATATGTAAGAGGCGGCGGACATTATGATCTAGCTGAGCAATTATTACCCCCGAATAGCGAAGTTGTATCATTGTGTATGGCAGGAGGTTCGAATTCTCGAATTGTGCGAACTACTCTAGAAGATTGTTATAATAGTACTATTCCGACGTTATATGTAATAGGAGTGACTTTTATGCATAGGTTTGAATTACCTATATTAAAAGTAGATCATAAGCAAGAAAAATACATCGGATTCACAGATAATTTCAAGCATCCCACAACATACAAGCCCTTCAATGACGGTGTTACTATAAATGATGTAAAAAAGTTTAATGAATTGCAACTCAAATTCAATATTTCAGCAGAAAGAGAGATGATAATCAATTTAGTATATAGTTTGACTTCCTTAGTTGATAGTATTGTTCGTTCCGGGCATTCAGTAGTCGTATTTAATACAGGCGAGATAGCTTTTAAAAGATATGAAACTTGTAATGCAATACAATATGTTTCACGTTACAAGCAGATAGTTAAAAAGCTACATTGGTATTCAAATGAGTATCAGTTTTGTCACGGAGCAAGAGTTGATCCTCAGGATATTTCCAGGAATATGGAACTTATCTGCAAGCATGTTGCTGAAGGAGAACATTCGATTTTAAATAATTTTTTAACACACTATATTAAAAATAATGACTTACTCATGTAAATATTGCGAAAAAAATTTCAAAAGAGAAAACTCTTTAGCTGTGCATCTTTGTGAGAGAAAAAAACGTTGGCAAGCTAAAGATGAAAAGGCTGTGAGAGTTGGATTTAATGCTTATTTAAAGTTTTATGAATATACACAGCATTCGACGAAAGTAAAAACCCAAATGGAGTTTATTAAAAGTCCTTATTACAAGGCATTCGTTAAATTTGGAAGATATTGTGTTGATATCAACGCTATTAATATTGGAAGATTTATCGAGTACATAATAAAAAAGAACAAGAAACTAGATTACTGGACTAGTGATAAATTATATACTGAATATCTTATTGTATTATTGCACTCCGAAAATCCTATTGATACACTAACAAGAGCTATTAAGCATAGTATGAAGTGGGCAGACAAGAACGGCGCAAATAGCAAAGATATGTTGCGCTACGGCGCTGTTAATACAGTGTGTTATGCAATAACAAATGGTCAAATTAGTTCTTGGGTGTTATATAACTGTGATAGTGGATTAGAGTTTTTAGGCAAGCTTAATACAGAACAAACCGCTATTATATGGGATTTTATTAATCCTGAAATATGGAGTAAAAAAATCAAAGACTATAGCACAGATGTGAACTATATTAAAAAAATACTTAAAGAAGCAGGATGGTAACTCAGAGCGACAATGTTATAGTTGTTTGTTATCCGCCTTTTGCGGGAGGCAAGTTTTTAATTAATAGCCTAGGTATCAGTGCTTCAGCTTATTTCCAAGACATAGATTTAGTATCATTGCAAGAAAAAGGTAAGTTTAATACAAAGGACAAGTTTGCCTTTTTAATATCAGCTATTAAAAATATATCATCAGAATGGAG